AAAGCAATAGAGTGTGTTTAGTGTTGGGAAGTTCAGTAAGTAAAACGCATTCTCTGCACTGTATGCGGAGTTTATGTTGGCTCCTGCCGCAGATACTACGGAGAATAAGTCATTACGAATGTTCTTACTGATGTCACGCATTGGTGCTGACTTTTCCTGAATAACACGACCGAGTGACTGAACACCTACGTGTGACAGGAAGATTAAATCAGTACCTGTAGGCTGAACAGAATCTCTAGCAACACAACCAATACCGTTGATTGTATCAGCTAACGCCATAGTTGCAGGAGACTGAGCACCTTGATAAAGAATGATTGATCTTTTACCAAAGATAACTAAAAAGTCATTGTGTGCTGCTAAGGCAGTAATCTCATCATAACCATCAGGCCAAACTTTAGAAACATTGATAGAGCCTGACGTACCACCAGACCATGCTGCACCAATCAATAGATCTGACCAGTACACTGTAGACTTGTCTGTAGCCGTGTCAGCCATCCACATACGGCCAAACGCACCTAAGGCACAGTTAGCCTGTGGTGCAGTCCCAGAAGCTCCTGTGTGGCTTCCTATGGCCACTACGGACGTACCATTGTACACTAGAGGACTGTACCCGCTTTGTACTAAGTAGATGTCCTGATTAAACGGAACCATCTGCCAGTTGTCGTCAGTAATAGTATGTGCACCAGTAACGTCAGTGAGTGTAGCAGTACCTGTAAAGAGTTTATTGTTACCTGCTGATAAAACTGTACGTGTTCCGTCAGTCTCCTCAAGTTCAGCCATAACAACAATAGACTCACCACCTAAAGCAGTAACGTCATCTGTTTGAGTATCAAAACCTTTACGTGCACCAATACGACCATACTGATCAATAATGCAATTGTCAGCAACGGACGCAAAGGATGGATCACCGTCAATGGGACTGTCCTGTGTGTTCAGTCCTTTGAAGGCTGGTGCTCTAATTGTAATATTCTGTAACTGTTGTGCCATAGTTACACCACTTGATAGATCAGTTCTTCTGGGTGTCTGTTAGCATCAAAAGCAATAGCATCCGCTAATGACTTATCAGCAATAGCAAACAGCTCTTGTGCTGAAGTGCCTCCAGTTTCTCCACGCTCTCTAGCAGCAAAAGCAACTGCAAGATCTACTATAGGAGCATAAGGCACATAAACAACTGATGCGTCACTCTCTAACTCAGCTGTTTTAAGTGTTGAGTCTACAACTAAAAATGTTCTTTTATCTGGTGTTGGATACAAAAGCAAAACAGTTGAATATGGAAACTGTACTGAGTCTTGGCCAGTTATATTTCTTATTGTGTAGTATTGAGGCACTCCAGACACATCCGAGTTTAAATAATCATTATCATAAAACCACTCTCTTGTTTTGTATTGTAGCTTTACTTTGTCTGTGCTGTTATAAACGTTGTTTATTCTTGAGCGATCAGATAAAAAAGTAAATTCAACTGAAGACTCTCCAGCATCTACAGCTTCACTTATTACTGTACGAAAATGCGACCAATCCCAAGCGTCCTCTACCATTCTTTTGGCATCATTAACAAACTCACCTACCAAAGCGGAGTAGGCATTCTCGTTAACAGTTGTTACTGTAGTTTCCCTAAGGCGAACTAAAACTTTATTGACAAGTTGTAAGTATGTCATTATTGAGGTCTTCCTGTTAACTGTGCTAAGTAATCAACGTAACCAAAGAGTTCCGCTGGTTGTACTACTTCAAGGTTAGGGTCTCTGAAGTCCATTCCTGAATAACCGCCTCCAGTAGACATTCCTAGTAAATCTGTTGCTCCTCCTCCAAAAAAAGGAAGATCAAGGTTTAAATCAGGAAAGTTTATATCCGGTCCTTCCAAACTTTTAAAGTAATCTTCAATTGCCTTAACACTATCCGGAGTCTTGATCAAATCATCCAGTTCTTGATCAAGTCCTTTAATAGGCTCAATCAACGGTTGTATGACATCATCATCAATGTTTCTACCAACTTCTCTCATGCCTTGAACAAAAGAAGAGTCTTTTAGCGCACTCCAGTTAGTCTTAACAAAATCTTCTATTCCCTTGATACCTTCTGGGGTGTTAAAATCAAAACTAGGGAAATTAAAGTCTTTAAGGTTAAATCTGTCTAAAGCCCCTCCTTGTTTGATGTACTCAAGTACACCGCCTTTTAGAGCATCATCAAGGTCTTTCCCTGTTAATAAGTCTTTAGCAATATTGTTGACGGCAGGGGCTAATTGATCAACATTTAAACCTAATAGTGTACCGTCTGCTCCCCCTAACTCATTAAGTTTATTTGCTGTAAGGGTGTTAAAGCTTTCAAAACCCCCTGCTTCCAATCCCATATTAAGAAGCTTAAAGTAATTCTTGTTAGCTATAGCATCAGCAGCGTTAGCAACTTTAAGTACGTTATTAAAAATATCTGCTTTTGCTGCAGCATCTATAGCTACTTGACTACCTGCTGCAGCGGTTTGTGCAATTTCATTTAAACCTTTAGTATAACCACCGAGACCACTTAGGACACCTGCAGTAATTAAATCAGACCCTCTTTTTCCACTTGCTGCGGCTGAACCAATACCAGCAACAGCACTGCCTAAGGCATTAGAACCTGCAGTGCCTAAGGAAGCCCCTAAAGCTGTATTACTAATTGCTCCACCAATTAAACTACCAGCACCTGCTGTTACAGCAGACAAAGCAATAGCAGGAAGAAAATCCTTGAACTTAGGGTCCTTAACTTCTAATGTTCTAATCTCCTGACCCGCAATTGGGTCAAAGATATAAGTAGAACCGTCATCAGTGGATCTGTAAAGGTCAACACCGTACTGATTGTACAAAGCAGCAACCATTGGGTCATGTGTGTAAGCGTACTCAAGAGCATCGGTATACTCAAGACCCTGAGTAGCCTGAATGTAAGGTATAGTCTTCTGAAGGATAGGCTCTATGATTGACTGAAACTCAGCCATGTTTTGTTCAGTTGTTCCGTACTTCTGTGCGTTACGGTAATTAGCCCCTTCGTTAGCAGTAGGTACTATGTCAAAGCCGTAGTAATTTGAGAGGACACTTAAAGGATCTGATGCCCCTGAGAGCGCCTGAGAAGCCTCCTGAAAGCTTTGAGCGTTAATCTGTACCTCAGGGTTATCATAGACTGAAAATGCGTCAGAGAGCCCTACAGAGGCTCTGAAGTCCGCTGGGTTGCCTTGGTAACGATAGTTTGTTTGATTAAAAAAGTTATTATAAATATCGTCCCTACGGTTTACTTTATTAGCTGTGTTACCGCTTTGGACACCACTTAGGAATTCTGTGTATTGATTAAAGAAGTCTGTAGGATTCTGAGGGGCCTGTTGTTGCCCCATGTTAGGCACTGACGTAAAGTCAAACATTCCATTCTGGTCGACTTTAGGTAAGTTGAGATTATCTAAAAAAGACAAGTCAAGATTATTCAAGTCAACCTGAGGTTGTGTCATTACAGGTTGAGGCTGCTGCGTCATGACTGGCTGAGGCTCATTGATAGTCCTAGGCAAACCTCCTCTACCACCCTGAACACCATCCTGCATTGTGGCTGGAAGCATGTCTCCAAACAAGCTTTGAATTACTGCCATTACTTACCACCCCACTTAGTCAGTGTTCTAATACCAAAGGAAGCTGCAACAGCTGCTCCTAAGAATGCTTTGTACCAATCAGGCATACCTTCCAACACATCAAACCCAGCACTGACAATAGGCACAGCCTCGGGGATGAAAGCCATGCACAGCGGCACAGAAAACAGGATCGTAAACCACTCGTCTTTCCAACTTGTTCCCGCATTGCTTGCCTGAATGTTGTCCCAGTTCGCTTCGTGCTTGATCACTTCCATCTTGCGTTCGTGAGTCGCTTGCTTCTCTTCGGCTTTGCGCTTGAAGTAGCCACCAACAAGTTCTGATATTGGACCTATTAGAGCTTGCCACATGTTAACCTCACTTAAAGAAGTACATGACAGTACCAACTAATGAGCTGACGAGAATCCATGCAAAACGTTCAACAACTCTAACAGCATTTTGATTATAGCCAACAATGCCTTTCATCTTGTCCATGTCACGCTCAGATTCGTCTGCTCTAAACTCAAGACGATCAATACGTGCATTAGAAGACATAATCTTCTCTTCAACACGAGCAAGTATGGTAAAGGCTTCTGACAACTTGTCTAGTTTATTTTCGATGCGCTGAAGTCTAGCCTCTTGAGACTGCTCATTCATATCCTGTACCACCTTATGCGTTTTCTAGTTCAGCAACACGAGCAGACAACTCTTGTACGGCTTTGACCAACATTGGGACAAGCTTTGAATAATCAACGCCCATCATTTCATTTTGGTCTTCTGGTTGATGAACCACATCTGGAGCAACAGCTAACAACTCCTGAGCGATCATTCCGTATTTTTGGTGAGACCCATCGGCCTTCCAATCAAACGAGCGTATTTTAATGGCGCTAATATCTTCAGAAACAGAAGGCGCATCCACAATGTTTTGCTTTAGGCGTTGATCCGAGGATGTGTTGTAAGATGTTGTAGAGCCAGTAACAGAAATACTTCCAACGGTTGTCCCGTCTTTGCGGAACTGGGCAATCTGACCATCGCTGGTACCTCTGTTTAAAACTAAAGCATTACTGCCGTCTTTAGAGAAAACAGCCTGACCATCGCCTCTTAAAGATATACCGTCTGCCGATTCTCCTATTGACGCTGGAAAGTCATCAGCAGTGCCAATTAAAACATTGCCAGAGCTATCAATTACAAGTTTAGCTGATGGCGATGCCGCACTAACTCTGAACGTGTGAACATCTGCATCGTAATACGCTTCATTTGCTAGAGTAGCATGACTAGAGCCATACAGCTCAACGTTGGCTCCAGCAGAGTTCCCACCGAATAAATTGACTGATGCGTTATTTACATCCCTGCCAATAATTGGGGCTCTTACCGCTGTAGTGGCTGTTAAAGTTGTAGTAGTAAGTGTAGATGGATTAGTACCAACTTCAATAACACTACCGCCTGTGTCTTCTGTGTATAGACGCTTGTTAGTTAAGTCGAATGCTGGTTCGCCTACAGCTAAGTCACCGCTTGTTGGTGCACCAGAGCCACGCTTTAGTTGTATTGTACTAGCCATTATTTAAACACCTTTGTGAATAGCATCTTCAGTGCAACTTGATATGTTAGATAGAATCCCCAATGAAACTTGTGACCGAGTGACTCCATGTGTTTTTTAGTCACAAACTCTTTAGTCCAATTGTCTATGTACTGGCCTTTGTACTTTAAGACCGCATGACCTTCGCCATCGTTCTTAACGTAACAGATCTTTGCTCTGCTTAGCAGCAGTAACCAGAACTTAAACAAAGACTTCTCAGCTATAACGTAGTACAAGACACCCAAGGCGTAGTCTTCACAGTCCCCAAGTATTTTGCCATTCTTAATCTTGGGTATGCGCCACTGGTCGCCTTGATCTGCCTTGTACTCAAACAGACTATTGAACGTGTCCAGTATCACCAAGGCACTCCGGCAACAGTCTGTGGTGCTTTCTGCGCTTCAATCTGTGCAGTCAAACCAGCCTCTACAGCATCCTTGTCTACAGCGGCATAAACCCACTCTAGAACGGTAGCTTCTGTAAGGCTCTCATAAGGCACGTAGTCGTCCGCTGAAGGATCTGGTGAGAAGCTACAAGTACCATAGCTGGATGCGCTGTAATCGCCATCTACGACCTCACAACCCCAATGAGCAACCATCACGGCTTTGTCTGAGTCGTTGGTGTATTCGAGTAGTTTGATAGTCCACATGATTACGCTCCAAAGACTGCGTTACAGATTGCTTGTACGTTAGCGGGTTCTTGTGAGTAGTCGTCACCTGCTGAGATTACATGTCGATGATAAGAGCTAGAGATTACTTCTCCGTCTTCAACGATGCGAGTAGCAACACGTACTTGTACTACTGTGCTTTCGCCTGTTTCGACTACTTCGATTTTATCCGCTACTACTTGCTTTTCTAATGCCATTTTTGTTTCTCCTAAGTTAGTCCGTCTCTATAGTCCAATAGAGATAATTAAGTTCTATAAGTAAATCCACCACGAAGCCACAAATCTGTTCCACTTAAATCAGTGCCTTCAATGTTATTGCCTGACGCATCTCTGATTCTAAACTGCGTGGTAGTAAGGCCAAATCCCGCAATATAAGACGGATCAACAGAAAATCCAGAAACGCCTTCTGCAATACCGGCGTACATCAAGATAGTCCCATCGTTTGAGATATTAAATGGAATACCTGTTATTTTTAAATCCCCAGTACCAACCGAAGTAAGAGAGCAAGAAATTCTAAGTACGACTGTAACTAAGTTACCTACCTTAGTGTAATAACCTTGTTGAGCAGAATAACTTGAT